TGGTTACCCTGATAGAAAAGATTTACTTAATGATCCTAGATTTAAAACATTTCCGTTATACAACCCAAATATAGAAGTAACAGTTTATTTTTTACCGAAAAAAATATATGATTTACAGTTTGCTGGTAAAACTGATACTACAAGTGCTTCCCATTCTTTTGACTCTTCTAAAAAAGCTTTATCCAAAATTGGTAAAAGTGAAGTTTTAGTAAACCAAAGTTTTACTTTTGAAGTTTATTTAACAACCGATGATATGGAAAGGTTTAACTCTCAAAAAATTAGAAAAATATTAAATCCAACCATAGGACATGAATTAACACATTGTTATGAAACTTATAACCGTGTAAAAAGGTCAGGAGATCCTTTTCAAGGTCGTGAGACAATGTTAAATACCGCGACAAGAACAATGGATGATTTTAAATACCCTTCTTGGAGTAATTTTTTAAATTTAGTTTACTTACATCTAGGTTTTGAAGTAAATGCTAGAGTCACCCAAGTTTATTACGAACTAAAAGATATAGGTATAAAAACAACTGAAGAGTTTATGAATTATCTTAAAAAAACTTCGGCTTATGAAGAAGCTCAAGAGTTAGAAAATTTTGATGCAAAACAATTTATTGAAAATTTTGAAATTAGAGGTTTAGATTTTTTTGAAATGTTAGAAGATTCGTTGAAACAAAAAGCTAGGGAAAAAAATAAATTACCTGGAATTTACCCTAAAAAAACCAAAGAAGAAGGTATGACTCACTTAATTGAAGGTTGGAATACTTTTCTACAAGAACTAAGTAAGTATTTATCTCAAAAAGGTGTTTACAAAGGTAAATTAATGGATTTAGTACCACAATCAGCAATGGAAAACCCTTATTTATTTTTTAAATTCTTTGAAAAAAGATTTCATAAAAAAGCTGAAAGATTTAAAAGAAAAATGTATAGAGTTGCCTCTTTAGTAATAGGTGAAAATCAAATTTAACAAAATCCGACAAAAAAGTCGGATTTTTTGTTTTAGCGTATTGACTGGAAGGGTTTTTATGTGTAGTATTAACAAACGTTCTTAAAAATATTGATTTCACGAATTACCTGAAGCGGTTGGGATGATTACATCAAAAATACAACTAAATTCAGAAACCGTAAAACCATAAAGTCCTTAAAAAACTCGGTTTTACAAAAAGTGTTTAACTTAGGTTTGTCTTTATCAAATCCTAGAAGTTCTTGACTACTTTAACAGGTCAGAAAGTTAATCAGCGACTTTTAAAAAACCTGGTCTTGATTTTCCCCTAGGTTGGGAGAATGAAAAAAATATTATTCTGAGATATTCTCAGGTAATTCAATGAAATCTTAAAACATTCTATTGACGCGGTAGTAAAAGTTACATCAAATTCATTGCAAACGACAAACACTTTTACTTAATATTCTCAGTAGGACCTAATAAGCTTAAAATGCTCTGTAAGTCCCTATGAGAAGTTGTAGGGACTTTTTTTATTATTAATAAATTAAATTTTAAATATATGACAGATTTTAAATCACAAACAGTTGAAAATTTTGATGGTGGAATATCTTATACGTTAAGTCCATTAAATAAACTTCGTATTGTTGCAGCATCTTCTATTTTCGGTGAACCATCTTATTATAGAAGTTCAGATACTAGACCGTCAAATTTATCTACTTTAACCAAGTATGATAATTTAGGGATATATACTAATCCTAGTGAAACCACGGTTGATGTTTTTACAAAAACTATCGATGAGGCTTTGGATTTTGATTTTAAAGCAACTCTTGAATTTGCAGTTAAACTTCGTAAAGAATTTTTAATGAGATTAAATCCGGCGGTTATTTTTATTAGAGCGTCACAACACCCAAAACGCAACCAATTTAATGAATTGAATCCTGGTTTTATGAAAAAAATTGGGATGGAAATTATCGGTAGACCTGATGATATCACAAATCAGTTTGATTATTACATGTATTTAAAAGGTTCTAAGAATAACCTACCATCGATTGTTAAACGCACATGGGCTGACAAATTGGCAACATTTAGTAGATATCAAATCAATAAGTATAAATCTAAAAACCTAATTGATTTAGTGCGTATCTCACACGCTAATTCTGAAATTATTAACGAGTTAGTTAAAAAAGGTGATGTTACTATTTCTGAAACTGAAAACACTTGGGAAAGTCTTAGGTCACAAGGCAAAACTTGGAAAGAAATTCTTAATACAATTAAAATGCCACACATGGCTTTATTAAGAAACTTACGTGGTATTTTTACCGAAGTTAACGATACGGAGTTAGCTAAAAAAACAATGGAAGATTTAAAATCAGGTGTTCTTACAGGTAAACAATTTCCTTTCCGTTATTATACCGCTTTTAAACAAATTGAAAAAGTAGACATCAACCATAAAGGAATTATCTTAGATAGTCTTGAAGAATGTATTGATATTGCAATATCTAATTTTCCTAAATTAAAAGGTAAAACAGCTTGTCTATCCGATAATTCAGGTTCATCATGGGGTCAAATGACTTCTGAGTATGGTACAACCTGTATTGCTGAAATTGCTAATCTTTCTTCTATCATCACAGCATTGTGTTCTGATGAAGGTTATGTCGGTGTTTTTGGTGATAATTTAAGTTTAAAATCTGTCTCTAAAAGAAACGGTATTTTAACACAGTTAGAGGAAACTTCTAGAAGAGGTAAAGCTCAAGGTGGTGGAACTGAACACGGTATTTGGTTGTTTTTACGTGAGGCAATCAATAAGAAAGTTCATTATGATAATATTGTAATCTACTCCGACCAACAATGTGGCCATGGTGGCCTTTTCGGCAGCAACATAAATCAAGATGATATTCACGCAAACGGTGGTAATTATGTTGACGTACTTAAAATGGTACAAGAATATCGTGAAAAAGTTAACCCAAAAGTTAATGTTACAACTGTACAAGTTGGTGGTTATAATAACTCTGTGGTACCTGAAAATCTCTATAGAACATCAATACTTGGCGGTTGGTCAGGCAAAGAAACAACTTATATTAAATCAATGTCGGAAATATGGGACGAAATTGAAGTCACAAAACCAAAAGAAGAATTAGTATAAAAAAATGATGGGGGATTTATCCCCCATTTTGTTTTAATGATATTTATATTTGATGAAAGATTTAATTCGTAAAATTTTAAGAGAATCTGAAGACGATGATTTCAGTTGGGTACCAGAGGGTGACATACCTTTAGGTGATAAATTCGAAGAAAGCCAAGTTTGTTTTAATCCGACTAGTGTTGCTGATTGTGATATTAATATTACCAGTGATGAAATTACTATTAAAATAGAATTAGAAGAGTGGACTAATTATTTCGCTAACGCTGGGGATGATGGTCATTATGTTTTAAGAAGTTTATTGTTTAACTACAATTACCGTGATTATGACGAAGTAGATTCAGACGAGTTCAATTATATTTTACATTATTTAGATAATGAAAATAGAACTAAGATTAATGAAATCTTAGGGATGATTGGTATTGATGATGATGTTGAAAGTTATAGAGATCAGATGTATAAATTATTTGAAATTTTTGAAGATTTTAAACCGATTAGTCGATTAGTAGACGATGTTTTATATTCAATCGGTGTGGCTATTACTGATAGTAGACAATATAACCTTGAAAATGAATTTAATGATATTAAAAAAAGTTTACCTTTTGACATTGATGGTTATCGAGCTGGTTATCGTTATCGTGATAGTGGTGATTATGTTATAATAACCATACCTGTGGATAAATTTTTTGAATTATTATCGGACGGTTCTAATTTAACACAAGCTATAAAAAAATACAGTAGTTATTTTGATTTAAATTGGGATGATGTTTATTACGGTGATTATGATGCTGGTAATGCAACAGATGAAATTAATGAGTATGTTGCTGGTTATTTATCTGATTTAGTTGATGAAATTGAAAGTACTGATACTAGTATTTTTGATGAATATAAAAAATTTAAGTTATTGTTAAAAAATCTTGATTTTAGAAGTGTTGGAGCTAATGTATGGAAAAAACATATATATAAAGATAATTTACATATTGTTTTACAAATAAAAAACGTTTCACTTGAAGAACAAAAATTTAATCTAAATGTTATTGTATACGAAGATGATGTTTACAAAAAAAATACCGAATATCGGTTAAATTTAGACCAATTAGGTGATTTTGTTTATAATTATAAATTAGATTTATAATAAAAAAGGAGAGTTAAACACTCTCCTTTTCTTTTTTCTTTTTATAGTTTTCCAAAATTTGTTTATCAGATTCTTCACCCATATTGGTATGAAGTTGATTTAAAGTTTTAACGTAAAAAGTAAAATTATGTGTTAATATACCATCATCACTATAATCACATTTTAAACTCATCTTATCAAATTCAACTCGCATATCGTAACCATTAACTACAACACCTGTTGGGTCTAAAAATTCTAATTTTAAATGTTTTAATGTTACAACATCATCAGGTACGATAGTGTATTCAACAATATTCATTAATGAAAACTTTAATTTGGTGTATGTTTTACTTTTTTCAGTAAAAGTTTCTAAATCAAGGTTTCTAACTAAATAACTAGGTACGTTACCTATTTTTAAAAGCCATCTATTTGTCTTTAAAGGCTCCCAGTTAACTGATTGGGTATTATCTTTCATTGTCTTTTTCATAAAAAATTTTTATAATTATTATTATGGATAATATTATAAAATTTATAACCAGAGAAGTAAAGGCTAACCAAATTTTTACTATAAAATTGATTGATAAAAAAGTTGCGTACGAGTTTATTAAAGTTTACCATTATTTAGGTGACGCAAAGTTTTTTGCCAAATACTCTTTTGGTTTATATCATAAAGAAACTGATGAACTAATGGGTGTCACTACTTTTTCTAACCCACAAGGTAATGTGACTTTAAAAGGTTGGTTTGGGCTACCTAATTCTGACCAAACTGTTTTAGAACTTAGTAGACTTTGTGTTTTACCTGATTTAAACGGCACTAATGCAACTTCTTATCTTTTGGGTAACAGTATAAGGTTATTACGAAAAGAAGGTATTAGGGCGGTTATAACACTCGCAGACGATAGTCGACATAATGGTAGTATTTATCAGGTCTGTAATTTTACTTATTATGGTTTAACAGATAAGAAATCAGATTTTTTTCATCTTAATGAAGACGGTGAATGGAAGGTTAATCCAAGAGGCCCAACCAAAAATAAAACTGGTGTTTGGATTAATCGAACTCAAAAACATAGATATGCCTATATTATAGATAAAAACTTAAAATGTTTATATGAACAACAGTCTTACCCTAAAAAGACGGACATTAAAGATTATGATTGTTGTAACGGAACTAAAATTGTAAAAGATAAACGTTTTAATATTGACTATCCTTGTCCCAAATGTACTATTTCAGTACAAGTTGAGTGATATTTATATTATATGATTAGTAAACATTTACCCGGATTTTGTTTTGCCGACCCAACTAATAAGGAAACCGTTAATATAAGGTTTACATCGGTTGAGGTTAATGTTAATACTAGAAGGGTTAGAGCCATTTGGACTCCTGAAATGGCACAAGATTTACAAGCTTTCCATAATATCGATACTGAGACTGAATTAACAGCTTTATTAGGTAACAACCTTAGAGAAGAAATTGATAGACAAATAATTCAAGATTTAAACGACAATCAAAGATTTTATCAACAAAACAATAGATTTAGAGATGTTTTTAATAGGTGGGGTAATTTAATAAATGATACCACTGATAGAACTTTTACAACCTGGTATGACACACCAATTATACCTAATCATTTAAGACGTATTGACTACGATACGGAAATAAGACAAGATTGGTTACAACCATTAATAAGAATACCAGAACATACGATTTTACCTGATGAAAATGGTTGGTTTATGAAAGGTGTATTCGAATCTTTATTGATTAAAATGGAAATGAAAGACCATAGGTTTTTAAAACGTAAAAGATATAGGAATAATAATTATATGTAAAAACATATAAAAACCTTATTTCCACCTAAATTATATGTAAAAACATATAAATTTCATAAAAAAAATAGACCTTGTTCATTTATAAATTATTTCTTATATTTGTATAAAATCAAACATATGAACCAAGACAAACAAATTGACGTTTTAGAGAAAAAAATCACAGGAGTAATGTTCCAAATTAAAAATGGTGAAATTACAATGGCTGAATCTAAAATTGGTAAATCTTTTAGTAGATTAAAACCTTTAGATTTAGCGTCTTATGAAAATCTTTTAAAAGAATATAAAAAAATTGTTGAAATAATAAAATCAAATGAGACCAAACAAGAGGCTGAAGAAGCATAACATAACAGAAGAAAAATACTTCACATTCGAAGATTTAAAATTTTACCCACACAGAAATGGTTTAGGTGGTGTTCAAGCCATCATGGAATTTGACAACGGCCATCGTATTTCTGTTGTTGGTGGTAGCTTTGGTCTTTATGGAAATGGTACCGATACTTTTGAAATTTGGCGAAGTTATGATTCAGATGTTAAAGGTTATTTAAGTAAAGAAGAAGTAACCGAAGAAATGATTGATTTACAAAAATTAAATTCTAATGTTCCTAGAAATGAGTTAGGTTTTTAAAAATGATATTGGTACTAAATGCTGACTACACTCCGTTGATAGTCACAAACATAAAGAAAGCTTTTAAATTGGTTTACAAAGGTAAAGCAGAAGTTAAGAGATGATGTCAAAAAAAGACTTGACGAAAATTAAAAAATCAATA